CATCAGCAGCTTCTATTGCTTGGTCTGTGATTAAATTAGCAACTTTGGGAACAGTTTTAGGAATCTTGGCTCTTACAGCCCCAATAATTGTTCCTTTAATGTTACTTGGAGCTGTAGCTTTGGGCATATTGACTCCAGCAATTATAGTTTTGTGTGATGCCATTTTAGGAATGGGAGCGATTTTTTCTTCTGGGGTTGATCCTGCATGGGCTGCATCTACAGCAGAAACAGTTGGAAAAATTTTATCATCAGCAGCTTCTATTGCTTGGTCTGTGATTAAATTAGCAACTTTGGGAACAGTTTTAGGAATCTTGGCTCTTACAGCCCCAATAACTGTTCCTTTAATGCTACTTGGAGCTGTTAGTTTAGGTATATTAACTCCAGCAATTATAGTTTTGTGTGATGCCATTTTAGGAATGGGAGCAATCTTTTCTGTAGATCCTGCATGGGCAATATCTACAGCAGAAACAGTAGCAAAAATTTTATCATCAACAGCTTCTATTGCTTGGTCTGTGATTAAATTAGCAACTTTGGGAACGGTTTTAGGAGCTTTATCTTTAGTGGCTGTTCCGGTGGCAATTGCTTTGTATGCTGGAGCATGGGGAATTGATTGGATAAGCAACGCACTTGTAGAATTTATGGAATCGGTAATGAAAGTTGGGAAAAAAATGTCTGGGGTAGCAACGCCAGAAGAAGCTGAAGAAATTTGTGAAGGACTCGCAGCTTTTGGCGAAATTGGAAGTCATTTAGCCGAAACTGCAACTACTCTACAAGAGAAATTAGCACCATTAACGGAAGGAGGATTATTTTCTAATTCACCACTTGAAAATCTTTTAGGACAGACAGAAGAGTTTAGTGAATATTTTAAAGGAATTGCACAACTTATTGGCGAAGACGTTATGACTTCAATTGAGGCATTTTTTCCTGAAGAAGAAGAAATTGAAGCAGCTCTTGGCAAAATGAAAAAAATGAACACTTTAATAAATGAACTAGTCGAAATGATGGATAAACTTTCTAAAATTAAAGGTAATGATGGAAAGAATATTGAAATTCAAGGTATTTCTTTAAATATGGGTGCTGGATTGAGTGGGTTCGGCACAGGACTCGGACAGATCCAAAGTGGGCTAGCTGGTGGTGCTGGTGGTGCTGGTGCTGGTGCTGGTGCTGGTGGAGGACTTGTAAGTCTCTTAACTTCAACTTTGATATCTAGTCTTTTTGCGCCATTGGGTTTGAAAGATCTTATTATGAGTAAAAACTCTCCAATTCGCAAAATGTTTTCTGGTTGGGGGAATAAATTGAGGGCTGGGTTTGTTGGAATGACAAAATCTCTTTGGATGGGTGAAGATGCCAAAAAAGCTGAGCAAGAAGCAAATAAAATTACAAAACAAGGTACTGGATGGTTTGGTGGACTTTTAAAAAATTTATTTAGGGGAGGAATCGGCAAAATTAGTAATGATGCGATTACTGAAGTTGAAGAATCTAAAAAACTTGCAAAAGAATCAAAATGGGGTGTTGAAAGAGGAGGAGTATTTGGGGCTCATATAAACACTCCTGCCCCTGGAATATTAGATAAATTCGGGGGGTGGCTTGACCCTAATTGGGATGCAAAGAAAAAGTCAATAGCAAGGCGAAATGGTGACTTGCCGGAAGATGCCGCCGCCACCATGGCTAAAGAACAGGAAATTAACGATAGATGGTCATCCGTTCATAAAGTCATGAGGAAAGAAAAAAAAGAAGCATTAATTCCAAAATTGCAAGCAGCCAATAAAAAGAAAAAGATTGCACCATATGACCCCAATACATACAGAGGAGGAAAGTTTACGGTTATGGTAAACAAACCAATTCCTGAAAAAATACTAAATACTAATAAAGGGGCTAATGTAATTCCTGAAGAAAAAGTTTGGCGAGATTTCAATGCTAAAAGAATTGTTGATTCTATAAACGCCCAGAAATTAGAACAAAAAACTATGGAAAAAATAGAAGTTGACAACAAAGTTGGTGTTTCTCATGCTATTCCAGCGGCTATGCGTCCGATAGCTAATAAACTTGATACTCAACCTAAATCACTTCAAGACATAGATGAAGCAATTCTTAGAGAACGAACAGGTGTAGAAGCAGGAAATCCAGAATTAAAAAGTGAAGAATTAGTTAAAATTGAAGAGTCCTCTAATAAACAAGTAGAATTATTGGCAACGGTTGCTGAAGGGATTCAAGAATTAGCAGGATATTTAAAGCCAAGTGGCGGAGTTGTTGGCGGCGGAGACGCTCAATCAGCTTCTACCTATCCTTATTCAAAGCCAAGACACTCACCTCAATATGGTCAATGGAAATACGGTAAGCCGGGTGAGGGTGGTAATAAGAAGTTTAATACAGGAACCGTATAACACTTGCTAATACGGAAACCGTATAACACTTACTAAAATAAAAAGGAGAATTATGCCCACCACTACCGAATCAAAAGCAACAATGCCGGGTGGTCCTTTAATTCCTATGGAAGAGTGCTTTTTGCAGATTCCAAATTTTGGAAGAATACTTTTTAACAATCTTCCGGATATATCAGATCAAAAAAGTGCCACATATAATGATGAATCTGTTATTGGTCGGTCATCTCCAATGAAAACTTATGGATCATCAGATAACCGATCTATTACAATGGCAATACATTTAGTAGTAAGCCATCCAGATGATATAGAATATAATTTAAAGGCGTTGAGGGCTATAGAGAGTGCTGTGTATCCTAAGTTGGGCAATACTACAACACCTTTTATACCACCTCCAGTATGTCAGATACAATGTGGAAAGATTTTGGGAGATTCTCCTCTCTGCGTTGTGCTTAAACAATATTCAGTTAAATTTCCTACTGAAGTGGCGTTCGATAAGGTGACTTTTATTCCATTTAAATTTGATATCGACACTACTTGGGATGTAGTATACATGAGTTCCGAATTACCTGGACAGTTACGAATTCTTGATGATGGAGTATAAAAATGGCAAATAAAATTATGCGTATTCCCAATAGAGAAACAGACGATTTTGTCACCAGAACAAGTCGTTATGCAGATAGTGTTCCTTTATATTATATGATTGGAGACATGGTTTATTTAACTTTTAACACATATAAGAAAAAAAATATTTTAGAAACTCCAAAAGATAAATATACACTAATTTCAGCAAGCACAGAATATCGACCTGACATTGTTTCTCAACAAAGTTATGGAACTCCAGATTTTTGGTGGAAGATTTTAGAAGCAAATGGAATAAAAGATATATTTGATTTAAAAGCAGGTTTGACAATTCGTTTGCCTAGTAATATTTTTTAGGAGAAAAAATGCCATTACCATCAGGACTTGGACCACTTGGACCATCCGGACCATCCGGCACAGCACCAAGAATGACGGGTGTATGTTTAGTAGGTTGCAATAAAAACTATGTGTGTCCTCCCTTGCAGATTCCAGGACAAGAAGACACAATTATTAATGCCCACAATGCTGCTCCAGTTGTTATTTGTGAATTTCAAAGTGGTGATTTTAAAATTCTTGTTGGTAATGAATCTGCTCCTAACTTTGGACACGATGCTTGTATTACTAATTTTGAATATGGCTTTTCTGATGGTCACAAAGCAACAATAGAAATTCTTGATATCGCCGGGGGGATACTAAGCAAATTGGTGAATAATTTGACCAAAAATACTAAAAAAGCATCAAATGCAGAATATTCTGTTAGGTTTAAATTCGGATGGACGTATACAGACTGTAACGGGTATGAAGGAACATTAGGGTTGGATTTTTGGGTTTGGGCACATGTGGCTAATTTGGAAATAAATTATACTCAGGGAAAAATTAAATATAGAATAGATGTAACAGATCCAATTGTTACCACTTTTATGATGCGTAATGATGGAGCGTGGGGAGGTAAGCAGACAAAAATGACTCTTGAGGATGCCATAAGGCAACTTTTCGACCAAGAACCTAAAATTGATATTAAATTTTGTGAAAAAAATGAAGATGGTTCATGTAAAGAAATTAAATGGAAAGATTTCGGAATCGGAGGGCCGAAAGCTATATGGCGAGCGCAATCATTAGATCCTGTAAATGTAGCCAGGTCTTGGTTAGAGCCATTTGTAACTGATAAAGGCAAAGGAATTTTCTGTGCTTGGGATAACACTAAATTAAGAACTTTAATTTTTTGGGCAGATTGGAAAAAGAAACCATGTCTGCCATTTTCATGTGATTCTAGCGGTATAAATTTAGGAACTTTTATTATTAATGGTGGAAAATGTAGTAATGTTATAGAATTTCAACCTAATTTTCAATGGATACAGGCATTTGGATCTATGTCTTCAGGAGGAGGAACTGCTGGAGCTTCTGATGGAAAAAATACATTAACAGAAGATGACTTTGTTAAGTGTGAAAAAGGTCAGTTAAGTAAAAAAACGACTCAACCTGGAACTCAAGGAGAACTGTCTTTATCGGGCGAGGATATATATATTTATGCAAAAGAGGCTTCGAAGAAAAAAAACCAAGCCCTACCCGCTCATGAACAAGCTAATAGACCATTTGGTTCTTTACAACCAATAACGGCAGAATTAACAATTGTTGGGAATCCAGATTTTGAACGTTATGTAAGTTCTCCACAATTGAAGCGTGTGTTTTCTATAATTGCCATTAATCCATTTCATCTTAAAAACAATTCTTCTGCGGAATTTTGTCCAAATTGGTTGGCTGATCCTCCTTGTAATGAAGTTCTAAGCAATAAAAATTGGTATACTTTGAGTGTTAATCATGCCATTTCGGGCGGTTCTTATCATACTACACTTAAGGCAAAATTAGATGTTCCCGGTTTAGATGTAATGCCGGGAGAACCTTTGGGCGGAAATGGTTCTGAAGGTTATGTCCCTACAAACGTTTAACGAGGAAAAATGGAAAGAGATTTAAAGTCAATGAATATGCCAGAATCCATAGAAGAATTGCACAATCGCATTTTTAAAATGGAAGAAAAATTTTCTGAGTTAGGATATGTCAATAAAACATTAGTACAAACAGAAGTTAAAACAAAATTTACACAACCTGCTCAAGAAAAAACTTATGTAGGCATGCATACGGCGATATGTATAGCAACAGACGATCCTCTCAAACAAGGACGAGTTAAATATTACAGTCCGCTTATGAGCGATCCTATACAGGTAACTATAGATCAATTGCCATGGGCATATCCAATTTCTAGTATGGGTGGATTTGATGATTGTGGATTAACATGGGTTCCCCCAGCAGGATCTAAGTTGTGTTTAATATTTGAAGGGGGGCATAGATATTCTGCTTTTTACTTGGGAACCACTTGGGATAGAGACAGGGGTCCAGATGGACAACATAAATGGGGACGAGGTATTCCAGAGTATGCAGATGCTCACGAAGGGCATCGAAAAGGTTACTTGGTTGGCCCAAATGATGGTTCGCAAGTATTTCCTCCTTGGAATACGGAAAATTACAATGGTCTTGACGTAGACTCGATGAAAGATTTCGAAGAAGACACTGAAGCAAAAACCAAAATAACATATGCAAATATGTATGGATTTAAAACTCCTCAAAAACATTCTCTTACGATGGTAGATGGAAACTACAAATGCAACCATAGATGGACAAGGATTGAACTTAAAAGTGCTGCCGGGGGTTTGCTTCTTTTTAAGGACGACCACCTTCATCCCTCTGGACAGTGGTTGCAAGGAAATGATGTGAGTTTGTGTAATGATGAAGAGGGCAACCCTCTTGAAAAAGCCGCTTGTCCTCCCGATGGCGACCAAAGCGTGTTTGCTAATCCCTACCACAAACATGTAAGCGAACAGAAACCATACCAAGGCGTAGGAACACCACAAAACAACAAAATAGAATTAGAACAAAGTGGAGCCCAACTAATCTCTCCAAGCGGACATACAATTGTCATGAATGACAATGTAGAAGAACCACAAGGAGTGCCCAATTGGGAACGAGGTTTAAATTCATTTGATTTTGGTTGTACGGATAAATTTGAAGGATACACTGAATGGGTTTCTGCAACTGGTCACCAGATCAGAATGGATGATTTTGAAAAAGAAAAAAATGTTAGAGATGAAACTAATCGAATAGAAATACTATCGGCTAGCGGAAACAAAATAGAACTCAATGACCACACCGTATCATGTCCTACTGAACCAGGGGGGGAACCCCAAGCAGGGGAAAAACGCGGAATTCACATGCAAAGCACAAGCAATCACACTTTTGATTTGGCGGATGTGGATAATAAACAATGCAAGGGGCGTCAAGAAGGCGGCATGATAAGCCCAACGGCTAAAAATGCTTATGTTCAATTGCGATCTGGGTATGGTTTAATGCTTAGAATGGAAGATTATAATACACAAGAACAAGAAACCCAAAAACAAGCAATTCAACTTTTTGCCCCTCAATATACTGCTTGTTGTGGTCCTCATATCATTCGAATGCAAGAAAGTCCAAATGGTGGTCAAATTTTTGTAAGGGCGGGTGGTGATTATGTTTGTTCTACAGAAGGACATCATGTAACTATTGTTGGTCACGGAAATGAATCTGGAAGTGATGATTATTCTAGACCAAGTTTGGCAAATGATGAAATGTCTGATTTTTGTCAAGGTGGATGTTTGGGTCCAAGAAATAAAATTATTGTAGTAAGTCAACACACACTACATAAATCATGCGAGACATATATTAACCTTGCAGATCAACATATATTTCTTGCAGATCGAAATATTTACCTTCTTGCCGGAAAAGATTGTCCAATGCCAGATAGTGATGAAAAGGGTCCATGTATTTGGCCTGTGGTTGTTCTTCAAGGCAATCGCCTTGTGGCTAGTGACCGAGTTTATGCATCAGCCTCTTGTACAGCACCATGTATTAATATTTGGCATATTCTTGCAGGAACTAGTTGTCCACCACTGAATTGTAGCTAAGCTAAGGAGAATATATGAAACTTTTAGGAGCGCCATATCCAATAACAAAAAACCCAAGAGGACTTTTACACACAAAAGAAGGAGTTGATGTGGTGAAAGGTGATTTGTTGTCATTATTACTAACTAATCCTGGTGAACGCGTAATGTTGGCATCTTTTGGCACTCCATTAAACAAACTGTTGTTTGAACCAAATGATTCTCAAATAATTTCACAAGCTAGAGAAATGATTATAAAATCAATTACGATGTGGGAACCTCGTATAGTTGTTAAAAATATAAATATTTCGGTAAGTGCCAATAGTGTTGAAGTAGAAAATGCACTAAGTTCAGACGATACACTAGAAGAAATAGGACATATACTCTTGATAAGTATAGAGTTTTCCGAATTTGAGAATATATCAGAAATAAATGAATTAAGATTAGAAATGCCTCTTGGAGGATAATAATATGGCTACATGCCCAACAAATGTTACACCCTTTTCTCAAAACGAATCTATTTTAACCAAACAAATTATTAATTTTAATTACACGAACCAAGATTTTTGGTCTATGAAGACCAGATTGGTGGAGTTTTTAAATGAGCGCTTTGGCGATAATGGAACTGTTTTGCCAAATACATTTAATGATTTGGTTGAATCTTCTTTGGCTATTATGCTGATTGAAAATTGGGCTTTTTTAGCTGACACTCTTTCGTTTAAAATGGATCAACTGGCAAATGAATTTTTTATTGATACAGTTACAGAAGCAGACAATGCTTTTCGTTTGGCTCGTTTAATTGGGTTTAACCCAACTCCCCCATTACCTTCTCGATCTAAATGGACCGCCACATTAACAAGTGCTTATTCTCAAGATGTAGTAGTTAATACACCTGTGAATGTGGCATTTGTGGCTGAAGATGGTCCGGCACAAATAGAACTTTTTCCTGCTGATGGTGATTTTAATCCAATTTATGATGAAGACATAACCATTCCTGCCAATACTTTAGTGATTGATAATATAATAGGTTTGGAGGGAACAACAACAACTATTAATTATCGAGGAACGGGAGAACCTCTACAGACGTATGCTACAACAGAATCTTCTGTAATACAAAATTCTGTCACGGTGTCAGTAGATGGATCTATTTGGGAAAGGGTAGATTATTTTACAGATTCGCAACCAAGAAAAGAATTTCGCGTTGAATATGATTCTCTTTATAGAGCGTATATCTTATTTGGAAATAACTCTCGTGGTTTAAGTCCCTCACAAGGCTCAAATATAGAAATTATTTATAGGATTGGGGGAGGAACAAGAGGAAATATTGTAACTGGGTTTCTTAACACTCAACGACAAGCTGTAGTTTCTGGATTAGAATACAGTGTTCCGGTAGAATTTCGCAATTATACACCGGGACAATATGGTTATGATGGCGACACCATTGAAGATGTAAGACGAAAATTACCAATATGGGTTAGAACACAAGACAGGGCGGTAACTGGATTGGATTACAAATCTTTAGCAGATATTTTTACTACACCTTATCATGGTCAAGTTGGAAAAGCCACGGCCGTTTTAAGAAATCAAGGTTGTTCTGCAAACGTAGTAGATCTTTATGTTTTAGCAAAAAATGATGGTAATTTAATAGAGGCTTCTGATGAGTTAAAATCTGCATTATATGAAGAATTAGAAGATAAAAAAATGATTACGGATTATGTGTGCATTAAAGACGGCACTGCACTAGAAGTAGATGTGTCTGTGGAGGCTGTGGTGAGTCGCCTACAAAGAAAATTTGAACAAGAAGTAAGAACCGCTGTTGAGAATGCAATAGATTCTTTCTTTGATCTCAATAATTGGGATTATGGACAAGATCTCACAAGTGCTGCTCTTATAAAATCTTTATCTAGTATAGAAAGGGTAAATACATACGAAGTGTCATTTGTAACAAATGATGCCGATAATTCGGGCACAGTAGTTACGGCTGAATATTATGAAGTAATTAGACCGGACACTGTTGAAATTTCATTCCTGTATGAGTAAAAAATGGTTATCAAAACAATATACGAAACTCCTAAAATCACAGACACCGTTCAGTTTGAAATAACTACTACGGATGCAAATGATTGTGTGTCTACGCCATATAAAATCTCAACTGTTAAGATATATTTTTTGGAGAAGGGATTTTCTGGGAAAAATTACACAGAATATGAAAAGGAGACGATTGAACCTGACTATGTGACAGATTTAGAAGACGCTCAAGAAGCATTATGTGCTAGTCCTACACAAGCTAATTTAGATGCGGTTGTATTAGCTGAAAATAAAATAGATCAAAGCAAAAGATTAGATAGTGTTTATTACAAACGAGCTTTGCCTGTTGAAGTTTTTGGACACGCAGATGCTTTGAGCGAAGAATATCCAGCTTGGCTTGATCCAGATCAAGTCCCACCCACAGAAGAATTAGATACTATTGCAAACAACATACTTGTTCCAGCCGAAGATGAAGATGAAGAAGTAATTCCTGGAAAATTTATTTTATACTGGGAGCCTTTATCTCAACGTGAGGGTGATTATTTTATTTGCTGGGAGTGGTTTCCAATTGCGGCAGGCGACTCTATTAGCAATTACAATAGTTTTTCTCTTTTTACAGACACCAAACTAACAACGAGTTTGCCAACGCAATTTACTGATCCAGATAAATATGAGACTTTAGTTCAAAGATATCTCCCTTCTACCTTTAAAGATCAAAAATTTAGCGATGCCGATCTAACGCCAGAAGTAATGACTGGATTCAACATGGCTATAGCCAAAGGATTTACGTTTCTTGAAGACCAAGCAAATCAACTTTTGGGAGTCATAGATGCCAATGTTGTTCCAGAAAACATGTTGCAATTGCTAGGAAACCTATTCAATCTTAGACTTAGATCTATTGATCCTACACTTTGGCGAAGACAAATTAAAGAAGCCGTCCCCTTGTACAAAAAAAAGGGAACACGAAAAGGTTTACAAATGGCTCTATCTCAAGCAGGTATGAGTCTTGAAAAATTTATACGTTTATGGCAAGTTATTTCCATGTATACTTGGCAAGAAATGTTCGATGTAGAAGAAGATGGACAAACTACGTTTTCGCTTGCTAAAACCGCATTGACATTAGATGTTAATAATACAGAAGTATATTACCGCAACAATAGCGCAACTTCTGAATGGGTGGAGCTTTCTTCTGATTACATCACAATAGCAACAGTTGGTTCTCAATCTACATTAACTTGGATAGGAGATCAATTGTCTGTTAATTCTATCATTTTAGAAGAAGGGGAATCAATTCGAGTTATTTATAAAGTCAATGAGATAACTCTTGCTGCCCAACAAATCATAGAAGAATATATACGATCCCTTGATTTAGAAGATCAACGTGATGAGAGAAGTCAAAGTTATCCTCCGAAGAATTGGAATGTAAGGGTAATTGAAGAAGATGATTCGATGTTTGATTTGGTAATTCCCAATAGACATCCTTTACATGATCCACTGATTTTTGGATGGGTTAGAACAGAATTCCCCTATTCAGAAAATATCTATAATATGGAAGAATATAATGGCTGCGTTGTAAGTTCAACTATGATAACAACTTGCGACGAAGTTGCTTGTATTGGGGATCAAATTGGCAAGTCATTAAAATTACTGACAGAATATGGATTTCGAGAGTGTGAAACAGTAGTAAGTCATGGTATTAGAAAAACACTTAAAATTGACACTTCAATGGGTCGTAGATTGACCGTTACTCCGAATCATGAATTTAGGGTAATGAGTATAAATGGCAACCTTATTTGGGTAAGTGCTGACCAACTCAAAACTGGAGATTTTATACTTGGCAAGCGAGGCAATTCTAATTTATCCGCGTCTTTAGGATGCGATACTAACACATGGTACGCAGCCGGATTAATTTATGGTGATGGAACAATTGATAGACGACGCCGTTTTAATTTGCTAATACCCGAAACCGAATCCACAACAAAAGTTTGGTATGAAAACTACTTGTCAAGCAAACAAGCTAAATTTAATGTTTATAAAATCACTCCAGAGAAACATCAATTATATGTTTCAATGAAGTGTAATGAAACAATGTGGAGAATTGGCACATCTCGAATTCAAGCGAAAGAATTAGGAAACGTTTTGCCTAATTTTCAACCAAAAGGTTGTTGGAAACAACATATTCCAGTTCAATTATGGAGTAGTGGCGAAACACAAATTTGTGCTTTTATTCGTGGGCTATTTGATACAGATGGTGGAGTGCAGAAAAAATCTGTATTATTTACTTCAAAATGGCACACATTATGTGAAGAAGTTCAAATGCTTTTGTTGCAGTTGGGCATTCTTTCTACTGTTACCAATTACAAAGTTAGATATAAAGATGAATTACGAACTTACTGGCGCACCAGAGTTATTGGAAAAGATTCAATTTCAAAGTTTGTTTCTAAGATTGGTTTTAATTTAGAACGAAAACAACGGCTTGTAAATGAAAATTTAAAACAAAATATAAATGATAAAACGGTTATTCCGTATGCGTGTGACATTGTTCGTGCAATTTTTCCTAGAAAAAATAGAAAGAGTAATGCAAAACCGATTGATAGAAGTCGTGAGGAAAAACGCATACTTACAATGATTACTAGAATTAAGCAAGGATATCTCACAACCATACCAGATAATTGTGTTGAATTCATTCTTTTTAAAGCATTAGAATTTGGTGAAAATTGCAAAGAATTGCAATTTTTGAAACAATATTTTGCTGAAGGGTGGTTTTTTGATCGAGTTAGATTGATATCAGACGGGGGTAAACATGAAGTTTTTGATCCAGTTAATGTTGATGATACCAGATCTTATTTAACCTCTGGTTTAGTTTCACACAACTCAACTAGAGAATCTGGAGATCCTTGTAATATTGACAAAGGCTTTATCGACCCTTGCAGACATTGTTTGGGAAGTAAGTACAACCTAGAAGTAGAAATAGAAGAACTTGCTAATGATAGGATGATTGAAGTAACTAACATCCTGTCTGAATTCATACCGTTTCATGCCTTATTGCATTCTATTACATTTGGCGGTGCTGTAAATGAATTTGTTCCATCACCAGTAGAAGATGTAGTAATGCTTGTCCATATGTTTGGCGAAGAGGTAGTAATCGCTGGTGAGGCTCAAAATATATTCAATAGAGTAGTACCTCATCAAGACGCTCTTTCACTTCTTAAAAGAAATATGCTGGCGAATTCCACCGTTGTTTACACATCTATAGCTGGAGAGTCTGCAAATGAATCTGTAGTGATTTTATCTCCAGGATCAGGAGATGATGTCCAGGGAGATCATTTTGACTTTGAAAGATTTGGAGTAAATACCAGTAGCGTAGGAGGTGCTCCTGCAAATAATTCTAACTGGTTGGAAATTATAGCTCCACATACCCTAGCAGGGGATTATTCGATAGAAAATCCCGCAGGATATATGGCAGATGTTGTTGCGGCAAATCCCGCTTTTTCTGAACCAGTGAATCAAACACAATTTACTTTTAGATTGTCAAATCGAATCATTAGTGGAAATCCAATTAACATCACACAAGATGATTTGTTCACTTTTAGTGATGGAAATACAACTGCTCTCATTGAATTAGGGGTTAAAAGTCAACGTGATATTGATGATGGATATCAAACAGGCAATCCCTGGACTGTTTTACTCTCCACTTCTGGTGGCGGTGCTTATGATGTAAAAGACATTCTTCCTGATGGTGTTTTGGTTTTGGAAGATGATGGAACTTTACCCACAACAGATACAACCGATTTAACTTGGCTGCTACAAGATGAAACAAGCACCACTCGTGCCACAGGCACGAGTGGTGCTCTTTCTGTTCGTCGTCGCGGTCTTGTAGACTTTAAACCTGGAAGTTCCGCTACTAGTATCGAAAACATACAAAACTTCATTAAAATTAGAGATTATACCCTTTACAATGGATCTCAATATGAAGTAATTGGATTTGTGGATGGTGACACTCATCAATTTTACATAGACAATTATACAGCGGGAACTGTAGTGGGGGTATCTGTTGTGATGTATCGTCGTTTAGTTGACAACGCCGTTGCTCAATTTGGTTATCGTGGTCTTAAATTAACAACGATAATTGATTATGAGGCTAATTTAGACATTCAAAATGGAGTAAACCCTCCAATTGGAATAGATAAAACAGAAGCTCAATGGAGATTTAAAGAAAATTATCTTATAAGAATAACTACACCATCGAGTTCTACAAATTATTATTCTATGAGTGAAATAGATGGAACTGAAATTACTCTTTTAGGTCCGCATGAAGATTGGAAGGTGACATCTACTACATCGGTAACTTTCGACATAATTCGTTTTGAAAAACTTGGACCAAATATTCCAGAGCGCATAGATCCAGAGATTCCTGGCCATGATTTTGATTTAATTGATCGAAGAGGAGCATCTATAGTGGAAAGTGAAGTAACTTATGGAACATCTTTTGCTTATCACATCTTAAATACCAAGGAACAAGACGATGGTATTTTAGATACAACAACACAAACAGAATCGGTTTCATACAATATTAAATATGAAGATGATTCTGTTGAAGAGGGAGAAGTATGATAGAAAAAGTTCATTGTAAAGGCGAAGTAGAAAGAATTATTGAATGGGACGATGGCAGGATTGAAAAAACCCTTTTTCACAATACAGTCTTACGAGATGGAAGAAAAGCCTTAGCTGCTAGTTTAGCTAATCAATATGGTAGTAATTATGACTATTTCATTAGTCGTATGGCATTTGGAGATGGTGGAACTTCAGGTGGCGTTCCTAAATTCATTAGTGAAGATAGAGGTGGTCTTTTTGGGACTACTATCTTAAGAAAGCCTCTTATTAGCACATTGGACCCCAACGATTTGACACAGGTAATTTTCACGTCAGTAGTTGCTCGTGATGAGGCTGTGGGACACACTATTAATGAAATGGGTTTGGAAATGAATACAGATCCTCGCACACTGTATAGCATGATTACTTTTGCAGGCTTTAGCAAGACAGCACAAATGCAAATAACATGGACTTGGAGAATCTCGTTTATCTAAAAAATACTTGATAATTTGAAGATTTTTAAATTACACAAAGATGAAAACAAATAGCATGTCAAGTAAAAGTAAATCAATCAACAGTAAGTCGTGTTCTTGCAAAATAAAAGAAATCGTTGATTCTGAAACGGAGATCCGATATAAAGCTCTATTTTTTAATGGAGTTTTATTTGATTGGGGAATGGGGAAAGATTTCGAACGTGCCAAACAGTTTTGTGGACAAGATCCTTTTTTAAAAAAAAGTGTTCATGGTGAAATATGCAGATTTTTCCTCAATTGTCTTTCTGAAATTTTGGAAAGGGAAATAACAATAAAAGAATTAAATGCCGCCATAGATTGTGGTTTTTTAGAATGATCCTTATAGAAGAAACCGATGATAGATTCTATATTAAAGAATCTACTATTCCCAATGCAGGCATGGGTGTCTTTTCCCGTGTAGCTCTAAAAAGAGGAGAATCATTAGAAATAATTGGTGTACAAGTTAAAAATAATTCTTTAGTTGATAGATGCACCCATTATGCCGATAAATACAAATTTGCTGCTAATGGGAAGATGAATAAGCGGGGAGAACGGATAACGAATGCCACACGCAAAATAGTTCCCTTGGGTTTGGGAGGCATTGTTAATCATTCAGAATCACAGCAAAATGCAGAGATATTTTACCACAATGGTCCTACTAAAAATTCAGCGGCAGGTAAAGCTGTTTATAAATTTATTAGGGATATAGAGCCAGATGAAGAAATTTTGGGAAATTATGGAGAGAATTGGTTGGGTATTATGGATTGGGCAGATACAAAGGCGAAGGATATAGAAGAGATTGAAGATGAATGGGAAACCTTTTTATCTCATGACCTATATAACCTTGGACAGTTAAGCAAAACATTAGCTTACAAGGAGTGATATGCCAGAAATTGATAAAATTACCGAAGTAGAATACGCTAGTCAGTGGCCATACCACTTTCATTATGACAATATTCCATTAAAAAACATTCTGACAAGAATAGACTTGGTAAATTCCCAAGTAGATCTTAATACTGATAATCTTCGCAATTCAGTAGGAACTGCTGGTTCGTTAAATAATCGGTTGAATCAATCACTTGAAAATAGCGGAGATATCAAAGTACAAGCTATAAATGAAACCGATCATAATATAGCATGGCACACAGATGGAACTAGAGCTGATGGCACCAGTGGAACTGTAGTGTCTTATGTCAGAATGATTTCTTCAGAAAGAGATAAATTAAGTTTAATTGAATCAGAAGCTAACAATCTTGATGTAGAGGTGGAATCTATCTCTACTACAGAACTCTTAAGTTCTGGAACCGCTCGTTTCCAACATTCGGATACTGTTACTTTTTCTTTAGAAGCTCCAGATATAATTAAGGCTCATACTGTTTTCCCCGAAGCAGCAGCACATCGACATTATTATGACCGAGAACCTGCTCATAACAACCCATCCAGTCCAAATTACAAAAATTATAAAACAACTACTCTCGGCACAGCATTTGTAACCGATACTTTACGTGTGTATGTAAATGGAATTCGTATAAGTGATGCCGAATCCACTTATGTATATGATGGCTCATCTGGTCCTGATGGAACTTGGGTTCTTGCCAAGATTTCATCCGCCACTCCAACAAGTGGTATTTTTGTCTTAAATAGGGCTTTAGATTCATCTGACGTAATTAGAATTGATTGGGATAGTAACTATTAAAAAAGGCTAATATGACTCGATTCAGTAAAAAAGAATTGAGTTTTGGTTTTGTAATCCTATCACCCGAACACAACATTGGAAGAGTTCAAGGGACGATTCGTTCCATACGAAACAAATATTCCATTGATGTTCCTATTGTGTGCGCGGTTGGTGAGGACACTAGCAAAACAGAACTCGATGAATTAAAACAAGTGTGTCCGACCTATAAAGGTAAAAAAACTATTACATCTTTGCTTAATGCTGGGATAAAAAAGGGACACAAACAATGGAATATTTTGGTTATGGAAGGCGCCGTAGTGAGACCAAACCTTAATTTGAGATTTGGTTTTTGGATAGAAGATGAAAAAGACATCTTATTTCCAATTGTTGTAGATTATAATCGAGATGGCATTCCCGTAAAAATCTACGATGAATTTCATGAAGCTAGTCTTAATGGAATCTGCGTTCATCAGAAAACTTTTAAGAATATTGGTAATTTTACCGACAATCCTTTAGAAATATCTAAAAGTTTCTGGGCTATGGAGGCAGCGTCTAAAGGATGTCGCTTCAAAGCGGTATTAGGCACTCAAATGTGCTAAATCACATCATCTTATCATTTTATTCGCTAAGGAGAAGGATGAATAAATTAAATGTCCATAAATAGTTTTTCTGCTTGATGATGAGTCATTCGACTTTCTTCAATAAATTTTCTAACTAAAACCCATTCTTCGCATAAATTTTCTTCATTATCCAAAATAACTAATTTTTCTATGACTCCTTCAAGAGAATCAAAAACATAATCTAATGGAACTACATCAAAAAGCCAACGAGGCAAATTATAAAGTCCGCCCTCGCAAATCAAAAATATGGGCTTATGTTGCTCTTCAGCAACATAAAGTTCATTAGCTGTTCCCCATTGAGGAATAAGCGGATTTACAAGTACCACAAGTAAATCTGACAAATCTGTAAATCGGAGATCAATATGACGATATCTACGAACATATTCTCGAAGTTCTTTAAATTTACCTTCTCTCTGAAGCCGTTCCTGATATTCTTTACATTCCCCTATATGCATATCCTCACCGCCAGGTTTATTAGTGGGATCAATAAAATCCAATTTCAACCCAGCTTTAATGGACATTTTTATAAATTTTCTGCGCCAGACAATTCCATGATCTGGTGCAAAATCCATCGCACCCGAAAGATACCCTACTGCTCTGTCTAATTTACCCATATAACCCTCTACTAATTTAAGATAACACTATTCTCTAGAAGGAACAATAATATGTCAATACCAAAAAAAGATCTTCTGTCTACTATAAATCAGGTTTTAGAAACTCCAGAAATTCGCAATCGTCACACATTCTTTCAACTGCGGTATTTTGTCCTTGGAAAGGAACCTACAGTTCAATCCAGATTGCGCAAATGTCTCGTGGAATTGCGAGCCAGACAAGAATCTATTGAAAATCTAAGGCTTAGCATAGAAGAAGCTAAAGATGATATCGAGTTGGCAAACATAGATATTAAACGAAGCCGAGAGTCTTTGGAAAATAGCAATTTTGGTGATTTGGAAAAAAAAGCACATGAAATTCAAATTCGCAAAATTGTTCGTAGAAAAAACAACTTGGAAAAAACTTTAAAAAGATTGGGAGCCACTCTCCAAGACGCAGAAGAAGAAGCAGAGTTTTTCATTCAAGCATACGAAGATTTAGCAAAAATAGAAACTCTAAAACCATTTGACGATCTTGAAACCAATCTTGAATATTGGAACGAAAAATATACAGAAGAAGTAAAATTACGATTACTATTACATAAACCACTAGATTTAGAGTTGGCAAAATGTATTCTTGCGATGGGAAAAGAAACTCCTATACGAAAAGAATTAGTGAATATGTTGGAGCAAATAGAATGTGCTGCTAAAAAAGTTGTAAAAATAAAAAATGAGGAAAAATGACAACTGAAAGAGTTTCAAGTTTGGATCAGGGATATGAGTCGGGTGATCTTTCTCTTTTTCCGGATGCAGCAGATGATGTGGATTCTCTTTATGAAGCAAAAAATAATGCAGAAACCATATTGAAACAAGCTCTTCCTTTTAATGGAACTATGATTGTTGTAAATGATGCTTCGGCATTTCCATCAAAAGGACTTCTCAGAATAGGTAGGGATGCGGGCGAATCCGGAACCGCCGAATTAATTTATTATGATTCTCGCACAAACACAGTATTCAAAGACCTTGTGAGAGGATTTTCAGGATCTACTCAAAATCAATGGCTTTCTGGGTCTGCTGTTCTCAACTCTGTAATGGCTGAACATCATAATGCTCTTAAAGACGCCATGTTAAATATAGAAACAAAAGTCGGAGCTTCTGTCGATCCTGCTGCGGGGTCTATCTCTAAAAAATTGCATGACTTAGAGGTTAAATATCTAGCACCCAAAGCAGTATTTAGAGCATTTCCTTTAAAAGGAGTTCCTCCTCTTACAGTAAGTTTTCATAATTTTTCAGATGGCCATATAATTAGATATCTCTGGGATTTTGGTGATGGAAGTTATTCAATTGAACAAAATCCAACACATATTTATCAAAATGAAGGAACTTATACCGTAAAACTAAATGTTATCACTTCAACAGGTGGTCAAGGAGTGACCACTAAAAGAAATTACATTGAAGTATCTGAGGATCAAATCACACCTTTTTATTATGTAGTTCAAACAGACACATCAAAACCAGCATATTCCACAGAAACAGCGGCGGCATTGGTATTGGCAGGAACTAACCCCACCGCAGAAGCAGCTACTTTTAATTTTGTAGATCAAACAGATGGAGATGTTTTACAAAGATATTGGGTTTTTGGAGATGGTGAGAATTTTAGTGTAGAAGATCCAAATATTCATACAACGACCCATATTTACACAGAACCGGGAGAATACACTCCTAATCTTATTATCGTCTTCTCTGATGAAAGATTACGAAGAGCCTTTTTAAAAGAAAGTATAGTGGTGATTTAATGACTATTCCAAGTGGCAGTAATTATCCAACGCAATTGGACACAGATACTAATTTATTTGTTGTTCATGACGCTTTGCGTGTTCGACTTGCAGAAGATTACGATCCAGCAGACACTTCTATAACTATAGAAGAATTAGAGGCTGGTGATGGTGGTGTAATTAGTCTTTTTCCGACTACTGGCTTCATAACACTAACAGAACAGTGTAGCGATATTGACAAAAGGGCTCTTACTTTTTATTACACCTCAAGAACTTCTACTACTTTTACTGGATTGCAACTTCTTCCTGGTTTTACAGATGTCGTAAAACCAAAAACCATTACCAATGTTACTCAAAATGTAATGCCTCACCACCACAATGCTCTTAAAGATGCTTTGATTGCGGTGCAAGAATTTATAGGCATAGAAGGAACGACAGATACCATTCCTGGGGGAAGCACTATTGAAGGACGACTTAATTTTTTAACGAAATTAATTTTTACCCCTAGACCATGGTTTACGGCTGATGTGCGCATTGGTTTAGTGCCTTTGTGTGTGACGTTTACTGATGAGAGTTTTCGTTTGGGGGATGGTACAGTTATTTATACTTGGGATTTTGGTGATGATTGCACTTCTACAATTTCTACATCTGCAATAACTTTACCTCGAACAATCTCTGTAACTTCCGTAGTTCCAACTAATCAAACAAATGTAACCGTTAGAGACCTAGATGGGGGGTCTCTAACAAAATGTTATACGTGCCCTGATATTTATGACGTGACACTTACGATAAGTAATGAATATGGAATCAACAGTGTGACTTTTTTTAACTATATCCACGCAAGAGTAGAAGCTCCAAATGAAGCTGTAATAGATTTTGATCCCAAAGCAAGTCAAAATGTAACACAAGGAACTCCTATAGGTGGTCCATATACAACCCCTCCAAAAATAAGATCAGCAACAAACACCTTTATAGAAATGGAAATTCCAGATGGAGAAAACCCCAACACCACTACAAGAACATATGGTGGAGAATTATTGGATGGGAGTGGATCTAAAATTGATCCCATTATTGAATATACTTGGAATTTGGGAGACGATTTAACACATGGAAATTTATCAAGTACAAGAGCAGCATATGCCGTTGGTGGACTTTATGATTTGCAACTTAGAGTAGATACGCAATTAGGATCTTTTAGAATTACAACTTATGAAGACTCTATCGACATCATAGAATCTCAAAATTTATGGTTATGGACTTTCCAAACCGAAGACAACAAAAGTGGCGGCACTACAAAAACTAATGAGTATGGATTGATTAGCGAAACCTTTAAAACGGGTGACCAAACATTAACAGTTAGTAGAGATAACACCTTTCTTGATTACTTACAAGGAGCAGCATACCACGAAGATGCTGAAGTAAGGGCAAAATCTGAATTTGCAAAAAATACTTCTTTCGCTCCACAAGGAACATTGGGTTCTGGAGAGCATGGATCTTCTCTTTTGTTTTGGGCATCAGGAGGAGCTAATTATGCCACACAAAAAATAACCAATAAACAATTTAATGGATTTGCCGATACATATTCTTCTTTTTCAGATGTTTCTGGCATGCCGTGGAATTGGTGTTCGTTAGTGTCTGACCAATATATCTATTTTTTGTTTGGATCTCAAAAACATGTTGCGCCTTCAGGTACCAATCCAGCTAATCCGACAAGAGTAACATATGCTCTTGGAACCGGTGCTAATTCTTCTGAGACTTTAACTTCTTCATTTTTTGAAAATGGAGCAGATGTATTGCTGGAACATCCATCTTCATTTTCATCGGGCATCCCTACGAATGGATATTTTGCAGTTTATAGAACGGCCTGGAAAGATAGTACTGGGTATATTTTGAGAAACGCTGGGGTAAATGAATTTTTCAGAATATTAGATTTTTACAAAACACAAGGAACGGTAGGTGACGAATTTTTAACATTAACAACACTACCAGATTTGGCCGGACCATCAAAAACCGAGGGACAACTTGTTACAATGAGTAATGGTATTTTCTTTTTTAATAATTCAGGAGACATTTCGGCATATAATGATGCTTCTGGCACTTGGGAAATTACAGGAGCCAACACTTCTACTGTTACTTTTAGCTCATTGCAAGATTCAGACGTATCTAATTTTGACAATAAAGCTAACAAATTTTTAGCAACATCTGACAAAGAACATGTAGCTTATTTGAGTTATGATTATAGCACAAGTGCTTTTATAAAATTTACAAATACAGATAATACATTTAACAGTGCGGGCATAAGACCTTCAGGAACTCAATTTTTGATGGGTCTTTACTAAATAAGCAGGAGGATAAAATGGCCGTTGGTTTTCCACCGCAACCTGTCTATCCAAAAGCAATAGACTCTAACAGAACATTATATCTGGTCTTTAGTACCAGTGAGGCTCGACTTGCGCAAAATAATCCTGCTTGGGCAGAAGAAATTGAAATTATACCTGTTGGAGTTAACGAATTAGAAATCTGGCCTGAAAATGGATTTAGCAGCATCAATGGAGAACTTTTTTACTATGATTCAGTAGAAAAAAATGCTAATGGAAAAATTTATAAATTCACAAGGTGTGCCAGAAACATAGGTGGAGATCAAACTCAGTTTAACTTAGCATCCACAGAACCCATCCCTGGTGATCCCGAAGGACGGCGAGGGACTTGGGTTAGAGGATTTGTTGTAGCAGAACATCACAATCAAATAGCTTATGCTATTCAAGCCACAGAACTTTTTATTTTAGATATTGACGATAAAATTAGCAGATTAGTTGATGAACCAACCTGTATTGATGATGCATATTGTGTAACTGTTAATTTTGATTTTCAAATACAGGACAATCCCACTAGTTGTTACGACACACTTGCTGAATATTCTGTGACGCTTATAGGTCAGTACACTAATTTTAAAATAGAATTTGGAGATGGAACTTCTACAAACTCAGAATTGTCTGGAACCCATACTTATCCAGCCAATTCTATTGTTGATCCAATAATTACAGTTACTAGTGAAGTATGCACAGTCATACAAACTCCCTCTGACAGAATTCCTTTAGTAGAGCCAACAACAGAAGAAGAAGAGGAAACTTTTAGCATTCCTATTCCTGAAATAGAAATACCTGAAATAGTAGTTCCTGATATCGACATTCCCGTTCCAACGTTAGAACTTCCTCAAATTGTTTTTCCATGTTTGGACATTCCAAACATTAACATACCAGACATTAACATACCATCAATTATCATTCCGACTATAGATATTAATATTCCAAGTGTAATTACACTAGATATGCCAAATCTTCCCAGCACAATCATCTTAATTGATAGTATTCCCAGCACAATTATTGTAATTGATGATATTCCCAGCACAATTATTGTAATTGATGATATTCCCAGCACAATTATTGTCTTTGACAGTTTTCCGACAAGCATCATTATTTGGGATAGTTTAGATATTCCAAGCACAATTATTGTAATTGATGATATTCCATCTACTATTTCTGTAATAGTGGATATTCCATCCACGATTTCTTTGATAGCAGAAATTCCAACCACGATTTCTTTGATAATTCCGGACACCATTTCTATTATTGGTACGGATATACCATCAACAATTATAGTTCTTGATAGTATACCATCAACAATTGAACTTACAGGCTGCGACATACCTTCTGTAATCAATATTGTTGGAGATATACCTTCAGAAATAAGACTGATTGCCGAATTTCCTTCAGAAATGTCATTTACAGCTACAATTGATGTTCCTTCATTTATTACTGTTATAGATGACATTCCATCAGAAATTACTGTAGTAGATAGTCTAGAATACGAGATTAACGTATTGGATAGTCTGGAATACGATATCACTGTAACAGATGATGTGCCAGATACCATTACTGTAACAGATAATATACCAACCACCATTAATGTAATAGACAATATACCAACCACCATTAATGTAATAGACAATATACCGACCACCATTGATGTAACTTTAACAGATAGTCTTCAAGACATCACCGTAACTTTAACAGATAGCCTTCCAGATGAAATTCAAGTGGTATTTGATTCCACTCCTGAAATTACTGTTTCATGGGGCGAAGTACCAACTATAAGTTGTGATTGCTCTATTTCAGTAGATGTTTCTTGTACGGAACCAGCAGCACTTTTTAATACTAGTGCTGCTTCTAGAGCAACAACTAAAAAATTAATTGATGAAGGTTCTTCTCTTCAAAAAGACGCATTTAAACCCCCTCCATTAAATTTTAAGGCAAAAAGTCTTGGAATACCTTCTGAAATTAAAATCGTAGCACCGACAATTCCAGACATTAATGTTCGACACGATGTGCCTCAAAGTATTTCTTTAGAAGTTCCTGAGATACCCAATATTAAAATGGAATGGAGCGGACCACCACTGCCCAGAAGTATAAAAATAACTAGCGAGGAAATTCCACAACATATTGAACTTATAGCACAAGATTTACCCAAATCCATAAAATTAGAATCAAATGTGCCAGATGTAATTCGTCTTTTGACTCCCGAAAACTTCCCTACTCAAATAAAATTGGATGCTTCTGGAATACCTGATTTTATAGAAGTTCGAGGAATGCCAGATTCTATCGAAGTCAAGATGCCCTCTCAAATAATTGCTCGTTTAGAAGTGCCAGAAAATTTAGAGATACCACTCGTTTACAAAGGTGGACCAGTACCGGTCCAATTCAACACCTCTAATTTAATTGGCGGCGAAGAAGGCGAACAACCATGCTTTGCCTTGGTTCCTTGTAATCCAAACAAATGAGAATTAAAAAGAAATACGACAACAATTATCTTCTGACAGAAGAAGGTATGTGGGTGCGCGACTTTACCCAAAGAACCCCTAAAATTGACATCAATAATCTTTGTAATGAACGAGATATAAGGCTTTTTTTGAAAAATGAATTGTCTAATGTTCACAAAATTAATTCGACATTAGAAGAAAGAAATATAATTTACCCAAATTTAATTATTGTTTCGGATGGTTATGATTTTGAAGAACAACAAGAAAAATTAGCAGAATTTTCATACAAAGATGTAAAAATTATTAGTACAAATGGAACTTTGGCAAAATGGAAAATGGTGGGAGAGAAAGCATCCAAAAAGAGAGCTATATCTTTTTATGTAGCTAATAATCCTTTTGAAGAATGTGCTAGATACTTACCCAAAAAACACCGATACTTTCCTGATTGTGTGGCATCCACCAGAACTAATCCATTATTTACAAGAAATTATGATGGATCACTCTTTTTTTATACACCGACTTTAGATCAAAAGTATTCGCCACAAATTAAAGCTGAAACAATTTTAGATGATTATAGAAATCCGATTTGTGCAGCAATTCACTTGGCATACACTTTAGGAGTCCAAAAATTACTCCTTTTTTGTTGTGATGATAGTTTTAAAGAAGAAAGAGCTACAGCCGAAAATTTAGACAATGGTTTGTGGACTTATCCTCAACAAATCATGTCTCAACATGTTATTGATGCATGTCTATATTGGCTTAAAACACAAGGAGTTAAAATAGGAAATTGTTCCAAAGGAATAAAGCTGGAACATGCCAACTATATATCGTTGGAAAACATTACAGATTTTTTCTTAGAGGAATAGAATGGATAATCTAAGTTATTTTAATATGGGTGATTTTAAAAAATGGATTAAACAAGATCCAGATGATGTAAAAATGAATTGTCCCAACCTTAAAGGATTGGTAGTTGAATCCAAAGTGGTTAGAAAAAATTTAATTCGTCATATAACTCCAGAAGATGGAACAACTAAAGAACTTGCTGTAGACTTTGTAGAAAATGGCGGAACTATTTCAGATGTTGATAGTACAAATTTTCTTATCAAAGTTGATTCTGGATCTTTTTATGTTCCTAGAAGGTATGTTAAACAAATGGAATGAAACTTATTCGTTTAAGTTCCTTTTCTGAGCATAGTTTTTCTTTTGTATAGGTATTTGGTTTTGGGAACGGGTCTTTGATCTAAAATCCCGCGAGTTTCATGTAGAGGAGAAGTATTAGTTGTTATATTTTTATATCCACGCCTTTTCAAAGACTTCCTTAGTGCTGTGAAGTTGCTGGCGCTTTCTATCCACGGCTCAAAGAGCATGCGTTCTCTTTTAATGGTACTGCTTATTTCATTAGTCAAAGTCGTGGGCAAATTCATTCCTTCTATATCAGATATTCTAGTGGGTGGAATTGATTTAGAAGTCGGAAGAACACTTATTAATTTCATCCCCGTTTTGTCCCGACGAGTTAGGTAAAGATAAAGTTTTTCTGCCATGTAAAACCTCTAAAATTATTTCTAAAACTACTCTATTATTTTCGTTCAATTCTCCGAATTGATCGAAAAAAGAATTAAAACCATTAGCAACTTGTTGAGCTTTCCATTGGTCTGACATGATTCCTCTTTCTCAATATGCCAAAGTAAATAACAAATATTGCATTTGTTATTTTGGTCCATCTCCGGATAATTTTAAACATTTAATAATAGCTCGTCCTTTTATTGAGAAAGAACTTCCTGGTATTGAGATCTATTTAGTGTGCCGTGATAGTCTTCTATATCTAGCAGAAAATGAAACCAAAATTATATCTCAATCTAATTTAGTAAAGAAAAAATGGCAATTCGGATATGTTCGAGAACTTAAGTCAAACTTCGTTAACAACCCTGTAACGGGGCTCCTTGCAGAATCAAAACTCATACAATCTCTTCAATATTTTTTAGAAGCAATTAAATAAAAAATTTATTATTTGCCTCTTCCTCTTCCTCTTCTTCCTCTACCTAAGCCCCTACCTCTACCCAAACCCTTACCTTTACCCAAACCCTTACCTTTACCTTCCTCACGCTGTTTAAGGAAATCACCAAATTTATTTCCTCTACCTGGACCTAGACCTTCGCTGTCAAAAACGCACTCGCCGCCACCTATTTGATCTTTTCTTTTGATTGGTCTACGAATTTCATCTACTTCTTTTTTTTTCTTATCAGACATGATTCTCCTTTGGAATTAAATGTATATTCCACCAAAGCAACTTCTAAATTATATATAGTTATTACAATTGGAAAAACTCTCAATACAAAAGTATCTTCTGTAGTATAAATATGGATGAAGACAAGGATTAGATATTTATTTTCGCTGCTTTAAGCGCAGGAGATATAATGAGTGTATTTAGAGTTGCTTTAAACAATGTTGGCCAAGGTCGTCTTGATATAGACCCTAGTTCAGCTCGTTCCGCTTATGGAACTGGTGCTGTTTATACCGATCCTCTTGGCGATCAAATGTCCACCAGTAAACAACGTGGTGTTTACGTCATGGGTCCGAACAGAATTAACCGTCTTTTGATTGATGGTGAAACTTTTACGGATTGTAACTACTGGAAGCGTTTCGCTTATCCACAAGTTGCTTATGACGAAGCCTTTGTCACAGTTGTTACTGATGATGGTAGTGTTTATTCTGATGTTTCTTCAGAAAACGTCTATCCAAAGGTTTACGACCAGAACATTATTGCTGCCAGTACTTATACTGACACAGCTAACATCGTAGACATTGCTACTGATACCGGTGGGTATGCTGTATTTGCCCAAATCACAAACAAGCATGCCACCCAAGATATTCGTATGCGCATCAATGGTGTAAGTGATGCCATTATGGATCTGCCTTTAAACAGCACTCAGGTGTTTAACGCTGGCGATTTAGCCATCACCTTGATTGAGTTCGACAATAGCACCTCTGGTGCAGTTGGACCCGTCGAAGTGCAAGTTGTTCTGAGTATCCGCTCAGTATGCAATAGCTAAGAAACGTTCAAAAAAAGCCCTTTTAGTCAAAAGCTAGAAGGGTTTTTTTATTTAAATATGCTCTTTTAAAACATGCCCAGATTAAAAGTCCCCAAACCAAGAGCCCGTTCTTTTTCATTACGTGAATTCCACGAAAAACACAATAAAGTTCTTGTAATGCGCGAAACTGGTGGTTTGGGAGATATTTTAATGCATCGTATGTTATTCGAGGATTTTAAACTTCTAAATCCCGAATTAGAGTTACATTTCTCTTGCCCTGCCAAATATCATGAAGCTGTTGAAGATCATCCATTTTTAGATAAAATTTTAGATTGTCGTAAAACAAACACCCAAGATTACATAGTGTTTTATGTAACAACAAGTGCTTGTAATCGACACGAAATGGCAATGGCTCCATTTTCCCAAAAACATCGGGCTGATATTTGGGCGAATCACTGTGGGGTGGAGTTAACAAAGCACAATATGCATTTTAAATTAGATCCTAAATATGAAGCGGAAGCTAGGGCTAAATTACCCCATACAGTCCCCACAGTGGCTCTCTGTCCCATTTCTGCAATGATTACCAAGAATCTTACTACTGAACAACAAAACTCCGTAGTGAGCTTCCTGAAAGATCAGGGATGCTATGTATTTGGTTTACACAATAAACCTATTCCAGAATTAAATGCCCCTGTATGGTCTGGACTTTCTATTAAAGAGTGGATGGGAGCTTTGGATGCGGCGGATTATGTAGTCGCAGTGGATAGTGCGGCGTTTCATTACGCGGGAGGAGGCAAAAAGCCATTAACTGGAATATTCTCGTTTGCTGATGGATATGTATATTCAAAATATTACAAATCTGAAATTGTTCAAATTCACCGTGATACTCATCCAGGATGGTGTGGGCCATGTTATAATTGGCCAAATTGCCATAAAACTAATCAAATACCAAAACCATGTCTTACGGAGATAACATCAGATCATCTTATTGATGGATTAAAAAAAATGTTTAATCGTTGGCCATTACATGTCCTTTAGTTGTCAACCATATTTCAAATTCTTTTGGATTATAAGAACCACCTTTAGATAAATTATTTTTCGTTGCTGAGGGACGAAGATTGTCTAGTCCGTTAATCAATTGAATATCAAAAATACCATAATCAACGAAAGCCTTGATAGGAAAAATGTGATCTAATTGCCAATTTTTATTCTTTAATACAACCCAATCAGGATGTTTCATTAAATGTTCCAAGAGTTGATTGGAAGTATACCCCAAAATTTCTAAACTCTTTTTATCCTTTTTTGTTCCCGCAGCACGTAAAGTCTGTCTAAGCATGTGATAGTATTTTTTCCTAATTTTCTCATTCAATAAGACTGCTTGTCGGTTGGGATTCCACAAATGGTTATTTGATCCACGTATTTCATCGTAACCACATTTGTTACATTTGTGGTTTTGCTTAAAATTATCCCAACTCATTTGGTGGGAATTGCCGCAAGAACAAATATATTTCATTGGTACATCGGAATACACATATTTATCTTCCAACAACTTGCAATTACGTTTAGTGAATTCAGAACGAATAAAATCAATATCTAATCGGTGAATCTTCTTGCATTTCCATCCTGGTTTTCTTCTTGAAAGATTGTTCCATGTTGCCGTTGTAATGCGCCCGCAATTACAACAATATTTAAGTGGCGTACTACTATTGATATATGTTTCCTCTAAAAGATTACAACCAAAAGATTCTAAATGTTTTTGCACTGATTGAAGTGTAATATGAACCATAATTATTCCTTTCTTTTTATTTAGTAACTTACGGAACAAATTATTTATATTATACTCTCTTATTGGTGAAAAAGCCATCCAAAAACATAAATAATCATATGGTCAAACTAATTAAGCCCGGCGAAACAACGGTTGTTACCAAAAATGGTGAAGCAAAAATTAAAATTACATTAGATTTAAACATCAACTTGAATTCTTCCGGAATAACAATTGAAGAGGCAAAAGCTACTGCCATTGAGGGCGATAAAGTTGATTGGTCAATTGGAGATTTTTCTCCAAAAAAGAAAGTTAAATTTGGTAAAAGTGTACAGGAGTAATCAAGGAGAAATTACATGAGTTACGGGTTCGATGCTGGGACATATAATTTAGTTTCTGCTAAGCGCAACGAAGAAGGAAAAATTACTTATAAACGAGAAGTCAATGCTTTCTTAGAAATGCCTCTTGACAACAATAGGTTTGTATTCAACATGATGAATAAAGCAGGAGTTCCTCTTGTGGAGTCCGAAGATCAAGATGTGGCTTATGCTTTGGGAGAAGCTGCTGTTGATATGGCTTACACAATGACACAGATAGAACTCCACAGACCAATGAAAGATGGTTGTTTAAACCCCAAAGAACGACATGCTCAAGAAATTATGAGTATTATGGTTCACAGTTTAATTGAAGGAGCACAACCAAAAGATACTATTTTTTATAGTGTTCCTGCCAACGCGATCAATGAAGAAACTGACGCTGATTATCATGGAAAAGTTCTCCACGCCATCTTTAGTTCAGCAGAAGATGAAGATGGAAATTCTTTGGGATTGGAAATTTATCCAATTAACGAAGGGTTAGCTTTGGTTTATGCGGAATTGGCAGAAAAATCATGGACGGGTCTGGGGATAAGTTTCGGAGCGGGTATGGTCAATATTTGCTTTGCTGTTTTTGGAGCCCCTGTATTTCAATTTTCTTTGATTAACAGCGGAGATTGGATAGACAAACAGGCAACTAGAGCGTGTGGCGAAGAAACCACCACTTATGTGAATAAAGAAAAGCTCAAAACAGATTTAACCGTAGAGAATCCCACAGAACTTGTTCAAAGAGCTATTAAAGCCCAATATGAAATCATGATTCAAAAAACAGTTTCAGGAATAAAAAAAGGATTAAAGGATGCTGGTAAAAAAGCTCGATTAGATCACCCAATTGATATCGTTGTATCTGGTGGAACTAGTTCCCCCAAGGGATTTCCAGAACTTTTCCAAGAAATTGTGTCAAAGGCAGATTTGCCAATAAATGTTGGTAAAATTATTCGTCCTAAAGATCCTCTGTATTCAGTGGCGCGTGGTTGTTTGATAGCGGCAGAAAATTCTAAATAATGCTCGATGAGAATTAATTCTAAGACCATATGGGGAACGACTCTCAACATGGCTAAAAGAATTAATGAAGAAAAACAGAAAGTAAGACTTAATTATATTAAATAGTTTTGAAAGAAAGAAGGTAAAAATGAGGAAAACAGTAAGTGATTTGGGCGCGGGAGCTTATCTTTTAATGCATGGTTGGAAACCATTAGGCCGACGCGGTAAAGATATTATCTTTGATGTAGATGAAAAAGACACTATAGAATTCAATGATCTTCAATTAAATTACCTAACAAGCGAATTTCATCGTTTTGATGCATGTATCATGTCTTTAAAAAAAATGGGAGAATGTCGTGGACACGAGTAGTATATATTGTTAAAGTGAGGAATCCATGACATCGGTTGAAAAATCTAACCCAATTGAAATTGTAAATAAATTAGGAAAAGATATTGATAAGGCAGCTCAAGAATTGTCTTTGAGCTTATCTGTTCATTTGAGGGGTTTGCACAATTTAGTTACTCAAGCTATTCAACAGCAGAAAGCTCAACAGCAGACAAACCAACCAGTGTCTCCAAAAACTCAGATTCCACCAAATAAAACATCTTCATTACCTTCTGCTACCGGTGCGCCTTCATCAAACAATCCCCAATGGAATGGAGTAAGAGGTATTTTGCGGTGGTTGTGGAAAGGAAGATCATCAGATAATCCCGATTATTCTCATTTATATCCCAATCTTCCAAAAGGACAAGGTAAAACAGAAAGCTCCAGTGGTCATTTAACTTTAGAAGAATATAATGAATTAGATTTTTTAATCGAGAATTTATCTGATGAAGTAGTTGAAGCAGCTAATGCCGAACCTGAAGAAGGAATTGTTGCGGCTGTGCAAAAGTTTAGAAACGATATTAAAAAATTAATTATTGCTGCCAGGACACAAATTGGAGGCTCTTCAGCAAAACCAGAAGAAGTTCCAAATACCGATGCACAATATGGTGCAAAGGGTGGGGCGGCACCAGATCTTACATCTGACGCTGATATAAAGGCAAGTTATGGTGTTGGAGATCCACGACTTACAACACAGTCAGATGAGCCAGAACAACCAGAGCCAGAACAACCAGAGCCACTAAAGCCATCCCCCCCAGTAGACAATGACGACGATCTGACGTTGATGGATGATGATTTTGACCTCATTAATAAAATTGACGGCAAATTTGACAAATATAAACAACAATTATTAGGTCAAATGGATCAGATAGAAACTCCTAAACCAGATTGGACAAACGGAAGAAAACTCTTGTTTAAAAAACACATCCACGCTACTCTTCGATGGCTAGTTAGTCAAAATAAAAACATTTTCAACCCAGAAGAAGTTACAGAAACTCTTAAAAAAGTCACTGGGACTGCTGTGCGTGGAGATATATTAAAAAAATGGTTTAAATCTATGGGACTTGGGGAACTCGGAAAAGAAAACATACCGATTCAAGAAGCGATATTAAGAAAAATTGGATGGACTAAAGGGCTAATGCAAATGCCCGAACCCCAAAAATTAGGCGGTATAAAATCTGAACCTTCAACTGAGTTTCCACACGAAGAAGGCGACGAATTGCCAGATAAAATGAGTAATTTCGATAAAAAAGGATTTGGACATTGAAAAGATTATGAAGATGATGACGAGCCCATAAAGGACAAACCTGAACCTTCAGAAGATCAAGATTTGTTAGATTTGGGTTTCGAACCCGAAGAACCAAAAAAACCAAAAGAAGAAACGCCCGTAGACAAACCTGCTGTTGAAACAAAAGAAATAGAAATAGAAAAAGAAATAAACAAAAAATTAAAAAATATGGGAACTAAATTAACTCCCTTTAAAAAAAATGTTGTAAATCAACTTTTACAAACGATTAAAAAGAATCCAAAAGACACAGTTGAAGAATTGTTGAATTTACTTGATATTGTAAAAAAAGGAGTACCAATTAGCGGAATGTTTGAACACATTAATCGTAAAAAAGTAAAAGATATTCCAATTAAAGAATTGAAAAACCATTACTTACAACTTCTTAAAAGTTGATTATTTTTTATCTAATTTATCAACACCTATAAGAACTTTTTGAATAATTACATAGCCCACTTCCTTGTCTTGGACTTTCTTTTCAAAAAAATCTCTAAGTCGTTTGTTATAACGTTTTGAACTCTTTCTAAGAGCCATAAGTGTTTTAGGATTTTGTAAGACTTGTAATAATTTAACAAGATGATCTGCTTGATCTGAAATTTTTCCACTAGTGGGCGGAACCAATGTTCCTGGTCCTAGTTTTTTAGCAGCATCAGGAAATTGTTGGCGCAATTGATCTTCTTGTTCTTTTTGATTTTTTGTAATCGCAAAAGCATTTTTAGGATCTCCCTGCGGAAGTCCTCCAAAATTACGACCACCATAACCTTGTTTTAACATGTATTTGTCTACTGCACTACTAGCAAATGCATTGGCTTCTTTTAAGTTCCATTGTTCTCCAGATTCTTGTTTAAGCCAAATATAGATCTGTCTATACATTTGAAATGCCAAACCCGTATCTACAACGTGTTGTATCATTTTTTGTTCTCCAGCATTCATGCCGCCAGCAATTGATGCTGCTACTTTCTTTTGACTTCCCACAGCTTGAGCCACTTCTTGGGCTACTTGTTCATCGCTAACTAACTCTTTGTCAATTAATTGTTTTAGAGTTTCAATGTCATGACTGGTTTGTCCGTGAACTCCGTGTTGTTTGAAACCAGGATCTTCAGGACGGTGAATTCTATTCCATTTATAGGCAATATTTTGAGCGGTAGGTTGTAATTGATAACCAATGTGTCCAAGCACATCTCCAAGATCAGGACCACCTGGAGTCCCTGGACGGAGCCTGCTTTTTAATTGATATACCATTGCTGCGTAATTTTCACTCGTTTGTTTTGCTGTTTTAGACATTTGATTAAAACTAGATTTTATAGCCGTTTTATCGTAATTGCCAGTTTTATATTTGTCAAATTGTCTAGCAAAAGGAATAAATGCTTTACTTCCCAATCTACCTCTCAAATAATCAGAAGCATTTTCAAATATTTCCCACCAATTTTTAATCATTGCAAACCATGCGGGAGTTTCATGCAAACCGGGTTTCCCAAGAAAAGAATTAAGTCCATTTCCTATGCTACCAAAAAGTATATTTTCTCCACTACCTTCCTGTTTATGTCCCGGATGTGGTTGGACGTAAGGAATATCGTCTTCTGATCCTGCTTGCGCTAAGTATGGTTTTAACTCTTGCCAAAATTCATCAGGTTCGATGCCTAATTTTAGCAAAGCTCCATGGACAGTTTCTTTTTGTTGCCAATTGGTATTAACGGTACCAAACCCTACAGCAGAAGTATGTAAATTACGATAGTCTGGATTAAAGTGATGCACATTCCAATCATGAGGATCTTTATAACGTTCTGCTTTTTCTTGAACATTTTTAGCTTGTTGTTTGTATGCCGACACCGTTTTCACTAAATAATCCTTCATCAATCCTTTATTTGAACTTAATGCTTTAAGAGCCTGTTGATATGAAATTCCTCCTCTTGTTTTTTGCATATCTTCCATATATGAATGTGCTGCTGAAGATGTGCCTTCTAAAACTGCAATAATTATTTTCTTTTGTTTGTTTTTTTCTTTCCTTTCATTATGTTTTGTATCTTTTCCACTTGAGGGTTTTTTATTTTGTGGATTTTTTAACCACGTTTCAATTCGAGAAACTTCATCTTCCAAGTGTTTTCGTTGGTTGGGGTCACCAGCTTGCATATAAATATCAAATCCATTATCAAAACCAAGATCTTCTTCTATCTGGTTAGCTCTATTCATTAATTTCTTTATGTGTATTAAAAAGATTTTTCTATCCACCATCATTGCGGGCTTAAGAACCGGCAAAGTATTCTGCAAAAACGAATCGCTTTTCCACTTTGCATATAACCATACCAAATACGTTTTCCATCTCGTGTTTTCCCATACTTTTTGTTATTTGGCAATTGTCTAAGTTCTTCTTCGTTATGAACCCACATATTTTTACGAGAACCTGTGCCATATTTCATAGGTTTCATAGTGGCGTCTTTGGGGACTCCTCCATACCATCCATCCGCTATGGCGTTTCGCAAAGTAGCCAAACGCTTTCTGGCTGTGTTCTTATCCATTAGCACAAAACCTTCACTGGTTCCATATCCTTTTTTGCTGCGCTTCATTCCAGTTAAATCAAAACCATAATGTCCTAATTTATTTTCATCAGCGTGTTTTTGATATGTCGCTTTATCTTCTTCTGATTTTCCAATTTGAGAAATATAATCATCATCAACATCGGCAGTTAAACGGTGCATCAAATCATTAATTCCAACCTCTACTTTTGGAAATTGAATTTTTTGATCTCCACCCTTACCAGATTCCAATGTTAATGTGACGTTTTGAACATCATCAAGTTTTCTTTTTCTTCCTCCAGCTTTTTGTGCAGAATAAAGAAGTTCATTATATCTGTAAGATAAAGCCTGAGACCAAAGAGAAGGCGGGAATTGATATAGATAATCAATATCTGCTTGATCCATAAAAATGGGAACTTTGCGCTTTTCATGAACAGTTTTATCGCCAAATTTTGCTGCCGGGACAGCCATTTCCAAGACTTTAGTTTCCCGACGATCTAGATAATAATTTAAGAATGACATATCTTATATATTGAAGCAAAACATTTTCATTCACCAAACTTTTCTTTCATTTTTTGTGCTTTATTGAGTAAATCATCAGTATTAATTAAATTTCCTTCCGGAGTAACCTCTCCAAGAACTATGGGTCCATCTTTAGTTGGAGAAGCATTAACAGCTTCTTTTATTGCCGTTTCTGTGTTTTTTTGATTTTGATAGGTTTCTTGGATGTCTTGAATAAGTTTCTCATTTTCTGGGGTATTTGCTTCAATAGACTGTTCTTCGCATATTCCCACAATACTGTGAAAAAAGAAATAACTTTTTAATCGTTCCGGAGTAACAATTTGTTCAATCAGAATGCCATTCCCATCTACTTCAAGTATTTTTCCAAGAAAATATTGATAAACTTGTTCTCGATAATTTTCAGGATCTTCCTCCATAAAATTCCTGTTATGGGGGCGGGTAAGAATAGTGCAGATTTTGCCTACGAAATATTTTAGTGTTTCCATACTTTAAAAGAGTTAAATATCTTTAAACTGTAGACCCAAAGTCATCCATCCCCCATCAATTTCTCCATGGCTAGGATCATAAAACTTAGTTTTGCTCTGAATATAGTTTTTTAATATCTTAAAGCCTAGATTTTGTAAAAATTCATTCCAATCCTTATATTGTTGGGGGGGGCGTATAAAGCCAATTTTAGAAAAACCTTCTGATAATAATTGGTTTCCCATCTTGCGCAATGCGTGTTTTCCATATTTGTCTGAATCTAGACATAAAATAGGAACATATTGATTAGATCGCAAAATACCAATTTGAGCTTCCGTTAATGATTTTCCACCAAAAGCACCTCCAAAAAATCCAGCAAGACAAATAGATTTCCCATCAAATTCTCCTTCAGCCAGATGTACATGACTTCCTTTTTCTGGCCATTTTGGAAAATAAAGAACATCCCCTTTACCAACACCCAAAGGGTTCAATTCTTCATCTTCGTCATCTGGACCTCTGTATCTAAGAGCTGCTTTAGAATCTCCAATATAACGACTATTCCAATAAATTAATTCTCCTTTTTGGTCGTAATACGGAATAATAATACGGCTACGGTATTCTCCAGTTGTACAAACCATTAAATTGTCTGTAGTTAATCGACGTTCAAACAAATAAACTTCAGCGCGAACACGGTGATAGTTTGTGCTGGGTAAGTCGTCAAATGAATATGTAAATCTAGGCAAAATAAGTTTTTTTTCTTGTGGTGGTAATTCTACTGTTGGCGTTTGAGGTTTTGAATCAAAAACTTCTTGAACTCGTTTTTCTAATTCTGAAAGGCGCGTGTCACTCCCGCCAAGAGTTTCTATTGCCTCTTCAAACGGACAATTGTCCACTTTCATAACGAGACTAATAAGAGATCCCTTCATGTCTGTTTTCCAACAATGAAAAACACCATTGGAACGATTTTTCTTTCCGCCTGTTGGATTGCACCAAAGATGATGTTTGTTGTCGTCGGCAAAAATAGAATTTATCTTAATTTCATTGCCTTTAACAACAACATCATCAAAACGAGATTCAGCCCAATCTAAAAATCTATCAAAATCTACAGACATAGGAATCTCCCTGGAATTTATTTGTTAATTATGGTAGATTATTTCTATCACGTCAAGGTTAATTGGTAAAAACACATGAAAATTAGTCACATTTCTGTAAGTCGTAAAGATGTTTGGGATACTTGTGCCTGTAAATATAGATTTAAGTATCACTTTAAAAAACCCTCTCCAGAACCAGAACCCTTTTATTTTGTGTATGGTCATATTGTTCACAAAATTGCTGAAGATTTTGTGGGACATAGAGGGAAAAAATCTCTCCAAGAAATTTGTGATGGGGTGTTGAATGGAAAAATCCTAATTGAAAGCTATTATGGAGAATCAGAAAAAGCCCCACCACTTCCCGCTCCTTACAAAAAACGATTGCCAGGACATATGAGGGCTCTTCAAAGCCTTATGGATTCCATTGGTTTTGAGGGGGACTTAGAATACAAATTTGAGTACGATTTAGATCCACCAAATAAAAAAATGCTTGTTGGGGTTATTGATCGTGTTATTAAAAAAGATGATAAAATATTCATTATTGATTATAAAACAACAAAAAAGGGAAGATGGAGAAAAAATAACAAAACCATTAAATCTGATTTGCAATTAAGAGCTTATTCTAGAGTGATGCAAAAGCAACTCGACATACCCGCAAAATCAATAAAAGCAGCATTGTATTATGTGGAAGGTGGAAATTTAATTGGAGCTAACTTTTCCGAAAAGTCTCTCCTTTCAGCAGAAAAAGAACTTTTTGAAAGTTATAATAGGATTGAAGAAAAAGATCCATCTAGTGTATGGGGCACTATTGGAAATCATTGTAATAGATGTGAATATTCTTCTCTTTGTCCTTTTTTGAAAACTCCAAAATTAACGGCAGCGTTACGGTAAAGAAACATGAGGAATTGGTATTGCAGGACCGCGAGGAATTGGTATTTGATTGGATTCCCATTGTTGGTCAGGATGGTGCCAATCATGTATGGGAATACGTCTTGCTGGAATTATATTAGACATATCTAAAAGCCATTGATAATCATTGTCAGAATATACTTTGTGAATAGATTCTAAGGGTGTAAAATAACCAACACCACCACCAGATGACGTATCTGAAGTCCCCCAACATGTTCCAACATAAAAACCATCGTTCGACATTAAACCACCACCTGAACGACCCGGACGAGGACTATTTTTTGTAGTAATAATGTCTACTCCTCTGTATTCCATAAATTCCACATCATAATGTGCAACCTCTCTTCCGCCATCACATCCGCAAGAATGAAGTATGGTTCCTACATTTATTGTGTAGTCTGTAGGTCCAATTGGGAAAAAATCAGGCACCCAATCAGGTTTGAACTTTAATAAACTTGAATCAAAACCACGATCATTGCTCCAAAAAATAACTTGGGCTTCATATTTGCGTGGTTCTTTAAGTTTTTTTTCATTATGATACCAAATTATTATTGTGGCAGAAACCGGTTTTCTTTTTAATTGTTCTGCTGTCTGATTACCTTCCCAGAGATGTCCGCATGATGCAGCATATGCCTCTCCCTTAATTTGATCGAAATAAATAATTGTTCCTGAACCACTAGCACCCCTAGCTATAATTTTTATAGATGGAGCTAACCATTTTCTAAATTCCAACTCTCTATCTTCTTGTGGGGCATATTGATAAGATGCTTTTGATGGATCGCTATCTAGTACAAGTGGCATTTCGACAACATTATCATCGGGAGCCCACCTGAATAGGATTTTATCACCTTCGGGTTTGTTATAAAACACTAAAATTAGTAAAATAACTATGAAGGAAATAGAAATTGTAAAAAATGATTTAATCGAGTAAGACATGTATTTATGTAGTCATATTATGACATAACCGCATACATAGCATGAGTTTTGCAACACTTAAATAGGTATGAATATGAATGAATTAGGATTGTTGATTTCACACAATATTTTTCTAACCAAAAAAGAACGTTATGATTTGATTGAAGGAAAAAATATCCAAGTTGTTGGAATAAGTTCTCCGGTGTGGTTTGTGGCAAAAACAGGAAAAACGAGTGAACCAGCAAGTGAAATTTTTTGTGAATATGACATTTTTAATCGTGACGAAGAAGAATTTATTCGCGCGACAGAAACGGGATATAAAATAAATCTTCCTCAAATTCCAAAAGATTACAAACCTTCTACAACAAAATTAAGAGATGAAGTGTGGAGAAAATGGAAAAATTCAGAACGAAACAGATGGTATGATAAACATAAATCTCCAATAACATCCGCTAATCTAAAAGACATTAAAGATAAAGGAGCAGAATATCTTCGTTTTGAATATGGTGAAGATATTTTAATAGATGAAAAATCTATTTCTATAATAAATTCCGTTGAAATTAAAACAATTGAAGTTTTACAAGCATCTATTCTAGGGACAATTTTTCAATGCTAAACCCAATCGCAGATTTATTAAATCACCTGCGGTCATATCTACTGATTCAGATAGTGTAGCTGTAGCAAGTAAATAACCACTATTATCAGCAGAAGTAGCTAAAAATAAACGCTTTACAGTAGTCCAATTACCTGTGGATGCAAAGGCAATTATTGGAGAATTTGCTTGGACATTTCCTAAAGGTGTTAGTGCTAAAGTAAAATCTGTACCAGGAGTGGCGGCGGCTCTTGTGTATCCATTGCCACTAGGTTCACTAGTGATGTCTGCTAAATCATCGCTAGCGGTTATCGAGCTTCTATTAT